GTTTCGTGCCGTCAGCTTCAGCAGCTAACGAGTCGATCACATCACTTGTAGCAACTACTTCATCAGCCATGTTTGCTCCATGTTTGCTCGTGGTAACACCGCTATCCTACCTGATAACAGCGAGCATTGCGTTGAGCATAAAAGGTTGAGGTTTCGTACCCGGATGATTCACCTTGTTTGCAAACACGATCTCGCCTGCCTTGTTCGGGAAGCGTAACATCTTCGCTTTCTTAGGCATGATGACATGAGGTCGTGTTCCTCTATTGACATATGTTGCGTAGAGCGTGTTAGCCGATACCTCAATCGCTGTTCCGTTTCGACCAGCAGACCGCTCTGTCACAAGGATTGAGGCTTGAAGTTTGCCTGTATCGACCGGGGCAGTTGAGCGTGCAATCACTGCGACTTGATTTCCTAATCCCCGCAAGTATTCGGTCACCATCCCAGTCGGGGCGACCAGTCCTGCTATCGCTTGTTCGTTGAGCGTGAACTTTGTTGGCATGTCAACACCGGCAGTTTGATAGTTCCATCATCCACGTTGCAGTGAACCCGGCGCAACCGCCGCGTGGTTTGTCTGGACGCAGATCACCGATCATCGACAACAAACAATCTGTTTCGTTTACATTATAGAAGTTGTTAGAGAATGCTGAAACAAGACGGCACCACACCACATTAGAGTCAATCAGAAGTTCCTCAGCCGCAGCTTGCATGTCACCCGCAGACGGAAACGGCGACTGGGCGTTATCTCTCACCACAGGCCAACAGGGACGCACTAGACGCGCTTTCACACGCATCATGCGCAATACCCCGCACTGAAACGGATCGCTGTTATTCACCGCAGGAAACGCCGCTGTCGGCAATAGCTCATCCATCCACACCGCAAGGAAGTTGCAACAGTCATCAGGTGGAGCAGTCCACGAAATGAAACACGACTCAGGCGCGCCCGGAACAGTGCATTCCTCTAACGCAACACACAGATCATCAACAACAAGTTGCAACACCTCGTTGATATACGCCGGGTCAAGCAGATCACAAGCCACTGATTACGTCCAAGTCGTGTTCGGTTTACGATGGTCAGCCCGATACACCGCCGCTCGCCGTTGCAGCCCAGCGGGGTTGACCGACTTCAACCACAAGTCAACCTCATAAATCCCGACCTGCCCCTTGTCAAGGAAGTCCAGCGGGTCGCCAAAGTCCATAGACACACCTTCACGAGTGATCTGCTTCAGCCGTTGCGGAAGGATGCACCCATCGCCGCCACACCGGTTCAGAGCGATCTGACAAGCGAACATCGCCGCAGCGTATTGCCCGCCCGGAGGAGGCAAAGAACCTTGAGTGTAACTAATCGACCACGTTCCAAGCCCTGCGATACAACCCGGCTCAACAACAGTCACAGCCACCGACGGGTCAGGACCGGCAAGAGACACATCCGCTACAGACACGACAGGCAAACCAGCCACAGCATTTGCAAACACAATTAGATAAGGGGCCACTGTTCCCGGCCCACCCGAGACGATCTCAACCGTCCCAGCACCGAACGCAACGTCGATTGCGGCGGCAAGATCGACAGCGGAAAGCGTTGAGTCAAACACGGCAGTTACCGTGCCGATAGTCATAGACCAATCGCCGCCTGTCGCAACGATCTCAACTTCAATGATCTCATCGGTTGTTTCGCACTGCTCCGCGCCGAGATGATTAGAGCAAGGCCAATGACCGCCATCAACACGGCACACACGCTTGTACGCTTCAACCTTGTAAGCAGACGGGTCAAGCGGCACACCGTCAATAAGAATCTGTGTTATCTCGTCAACAGTTCCCGGCAAGTCCACACAATCCAAATCGCAAATGCCTTTACAGCCTGCCCACTTGTTGACCCAACCCCCGGCGACCATGTACGGCAAAGACGGATACCCCGCATACGCCCAGCCCCAACCAGACGCAGCAAACCATGACCAAGTGTCTCCCCTGCATCCACAGTTATCGCCCGCACATGGATACACGGTCCTGTTGCATTCACCGGGCCAACGCCTACCCGAAAGTCTGAACAGAATCTCCGACGCAAACTGAATCGCATCAGTCAGATCGTATGCGGGGTCCAAGCCGGTGCAGCACAAACGAACCTGCTCAGGTGTCGTCCACTGGGAACACGGCGGGGGAGGAGGTGCGGCCACGGTCTAAGAGTACCCGCTGGACGCTCACGCCTCGGGGTGGTTGCCTTCCATAGCTTCTAACCAGAATTGCAAGGGTTCCATGTTGGCTTGGTTTGCGAAGTCTCGGATGGCTTGGCCGAGGAAACCCATTGTTGCGACTGTCACGTTTTTAGCTTCAGACTCGGTAAGCGCTTCGACCATCATAACGAATCCGTCCCAATCCTTTTGGAGTATTGCAGCCATGAGAGCGGACATGTCTTTCTGTGCGTCGATCATCTCGTTTGCCATGCAATAAGTATTGCATCACGAACAGACGCAGAGGGTTTGACCCCCCTGCGTCGAATCGGTTACTCCTCGTCGAAGCCGTTGACGATGACTCGCAACAGGTTGACCACGGGGATCAACTCGTCCATCCGGTCAGACAGCACGCCGGTTTCCTCAAACCGTGCTGTGCGTGTTGGGTCTTCTAGTCCTGCCATCCTCATTCCGATTGTGGTCAGAACGTGGTGGCGAGCTGAACACTCACGCAACTCGGCTAGGGCTTCTGCCAATTCGATGCGGACGTTTTCTTCTGCTTCTTCTTCTTGGGTCATCTCGGTGTTTGTCATAGACTTATCATAGCACGATCTACTACAGGTTGCGCAAGTCAATAGCAAACAATTCTTCAGATTCTTTTCCGACCCCAACCAGACGGCAACTCCCCACGCCCCCGTTGAGCAGCAGTCTCAACCACATGACACCGATGACACAACACCTCAAGATTCCCCAAGTGATGAAAGCAAGACTCAGTACGCGCACGCCCCGCCAACGGCACAACATGATTCACCTCCAACCCAATACCAGAACCACACCGCACACAACGCCCATCACGCCCCAGCGCAGCAGCGCGCGCAAACTTCCACACATGATTCCGTCTGAACTTCGACATGCACAACCCGCTACACCAACGAGTTTGTCGTGCAGTCAACCAGCCGCCACACCAATCACAACCAGAGTCACCCGGACGACGAGGAGCGATCTTGCAGAAATCAAGATCAACCCCCATCAGAAGTGCTGTCTAGGTAAGCTCGAACAGAACGAGCAACAGCAGCAGCCAACAGCGGCGGAACAGCATTCCCGATCCTTCCGACCTTAGTGACATAACTACCCTCGCCCCAGTTGAAGTCGGTCGGAAAGCTACTCAACGCAGCATACTCATTCACCGACAAACGCCGAGGCGGAAACGTCGCATGAAACTTCCCAACCGTCTGAGGACCAATAGCCCCATCCGCAGTCATAATCGTCGGGCAAGGCTTATGATCCGAAACCCGGATAATCCCATAGCGTTCCGGGTGAACCGTACCGGGCGGCATACTATTCACCTTGCTATAAAGCTGAAGATTCGGCGCAACCAAAGGGCTAGCATCATCACCGAAATCTGCTTTAGCCGGAGTCACACCAGCTTCAGCACAGAAAGCCGCAACGTCCACTGGGGTTGACGGGCAAGTAGCAAACACTTCTTTCGTTGTATACGGCTTGTCAATCGTCGGAACAGGCATCACCGGGCGTCCTAACCCTTCAGGCGTAGCAACAACAAACAACCTGACACGAGATGTTCCCGCACCAAAAAGCGAAGCATTCAGTTTCCAAACAGTTGTCTCGTATCCGATACCGTTCAATCGTTTCAGTATCTCAATCAGATAACCCTTTGACGCGCCGTTAGCTAGACCAGCAACATTCTCAGCAACCGCTATCCTCGGCCGCACGACTGCAACAGCGTTGATCCAGTCGAAAAACAAGTCTTCAACATTCTCCTGAGCAATCGTAGAATCCGAACCAGTGACTTTGCCCCACGACTTCTCCCGGTCCCCAGCCATGGAAAACTTGGAACACGGCGGCGAACCCTCAAGCACATCAACACGCTGACCATTGCCAATAGTTTCAAGATCAACCGCACGAATTGAAAGCTCGTTCAACACGCAGCCTTCTTGTTTGTTCAACGTGTAAACACTAGCGGCCACCGGGTCAAACTCGTTAGCCCACACAACATTGAAACCAGCAAGTCGGTAGCCCAGTGATGAACCGCCGCACCCGGAAAACGTAGAAGCAATGTTGTAACCAGATTCGCCTTGAACAGCAAGAACATCTTTCATGCTGTACCCGCAGTAAGGAAGTCGAACAGGCAACTCTGCTACCACTCGAACCCGCACTTAGGGCAGTTATGCGACGCGCTTTTTTGTAGACCATCAAGACTCAGTTCAGCGTTTTCACCATTCTGAATCTTCTCAGTTTCGGGTTTATCATCAACCCACATCTGAGGCATTAGCTCATTCAACAAGTTGTTCAGCCCGGTTGATTCAATTTCAATATCTTCAAGCAGCAAGCTCAACACTTCAGCGTCATACGTTGCAAGCGCCGAAATCGGATCAAGTGTCGCCAGAACAAACCGCTCATCTTCTTCCGATAGATCAAGATACAACACAGGCACGTTCGCCCCAGCACTGATCGCTTCCTCAACGCGTGCGTGGCCATCCACAACGTGACCTGTTCGGGTGTTGACCTTTACCACATCAACCCACCCGGCACGCCCCAACGACTCCCTGAGCGCCCCACGTTGAGCATTAGGATGCCTGCGCGCATTCAACGGATGAGCAAGCAGTTGAGTCGGATCAACGCTTGGCTCGAAACTCAGAATATTATTAGCCCACGGTTCAGTCATCTTTTCAACCTATCATTCATAAAAGCTTCAGTTCCTCAGTTTTTGTGTTCTCAGAAATGACTTCTGAGTGTAGTACAGCAAGCGCCGCTAACCCCGGTTCATGTCTCTTGAGTTGAGATGGACCCGTGGATTGCGAATCATGCGCTGTCGGTGTCGGCCATAAAATGTTTGCTTCAGTGTTTGAGCCGAGCAAACAACTCTCGGAATGCTGACCCAGCCACCGCTGGAACGAGTCCGTTTCCACCAAGATGGAGGGCGTCAACCAGCCCTTCGGGAGGCCCATCAGTGCTTCTACGAACCGAGGGTTCAGGTCCACCCGTCGCGACGTAATCAGCCCAGCGGCCGTCTCTGCCGGGAGGCCAAGCATTGCTTTCGCTGTCGGTGTTGACCACATCTTGATCTGCACTGTCAGCGATGACACCTGATCCCTTTTCTGATTGTATCGTTCTCGCATGTTTGCGTGTGCTTCCGGTGATCGCTGATCGTCCATCGCCCGAGGCGTGGCCCAGTTGCTCATTGTTTCCTCGTGAGTCGTGTTCGTCGAAGCCGGAGTCGTGAGCCAAGAGCCAGAAGCGATCACGTTTATGTGGTGCGCCAACTTCGGCCGCTGAGTACAAACCCCATTCCGCATCGAACCCGAGGTTGGCAAGGTCACTGAGGACGTAAGGTAACCCGTGTCGAACAAGTTGGGGGACGTTCTCCAAGAACACATATCTCGGTCCCACTTCACGAATGATGTTCCGGATGGCAGGCCAGAGCCAACGCTCGTCGTCAACTCCAAGTCTTGATCCTGCGACACTGAACGGCTGACAAGGGAAACCGGCAGTGACGCAATCCACGCGGCCGCGCCACGCTGAGCCATCGAAGGTTGTGAGATCGTCCCAAATAGGAGCTTGATCCAAGTTCTTCTCTGCCATCCTCGCCACAAGAGTTGCCGCCGCGTAGCCGTCCCGCTCAACATGACAAACGGTCCGAGCGTTGACTCCTGCGAGTCTGAGTCCAAGCTCGAAGCCTCCGTATCCTGAGCAGAGATGCAAGCATCTAAGTTCGGTATGTGCATCCACATCAGTCAACTCCCATCAGAACAAAGACGGCTGTTCAGGTTCAACCATAGGGCTAAGACAATGCGGAGAAGCCCACAAGCGTTCACGATGCTGTTGCCCCGTACCACTCGCCCCGTACCCGCCCATCTCCCCCGTGTGCCACTCATGCTCAGTCCAGCCAAGATCAGCAAGCTCATCATCATGCTCAGACTCGTAACACGCAAACACGATCCGGCGCTCAGGATCAGAACCGTTCTCAACACACCACCGCTTCACATCATGCGCAACCGACAAGTCATCAGTCGCGTAGACAACATCCATCCGGTCAGCAGTGTCGGCATACGGTGGATCAAGAAACACCCCAACCGGACTAGCACCATTCCGCACCCCTAGAGTCTTCGACGCACCATCAGTCACAAGCCTCGCCCAGTCCCCGTTGAGGATGCGAACGTGGCGAAGCCGCGCTGACAGCCAATCAAACCATCGGAGCAACTCAGGCATCGTCTGAGGATGAAACACGCCACCGCTAGAAACACCTGCTTCCCAAGTTGAAGGTGAAAGCAAACCACGGTCATTAGGCATATTAGGAATCCCGCTAC